AAACACAGAAGTTCTTTGAGAATCTTCTTCTAAAGCTCTTTGCATTTCATCTTCATATAATAGTTTTAAATCTTGTACTCTTTCTGGTGCATATTTTTGTGCAATATAAAATGCAAGTCCAGAAACCATCGCTGGTAAAAATCTATAAGGTAAATCTGCTTGGTTAGTATAAGAACCAGCATCTTGAATTCTTTGTAAATAATAATACTTTAAATAACTATAAGTTGTACAATCCGGTGCAAGGTATAAACTAATAGTTGGTGTAGTTTGTCTGTTTACGTAATATTGTGATGGTTGACCTGTTTGTCCTTTATTGGGAAGTGCTGCATATGCAGATCTATCAATTTTATTTAAAGATATATCGTTTGTACTTGAAGTTACTGTTTCAGAAGTTGATACATAAGCTTCTAATACATCACTACAATCAGAAGGTGTAGTATATGTAATTGTACCAGAGGTCATTAACTGATTTTTTAATTGTACTTTCCAAAGGTGAACACCTCTGTTTCCCCATTCAGAAAATAATAAATTTAAACTTCTTCTTGATGATTTTAAATCGTAACCTTTAGTATTACGAATACCACATCTTTCGTAGGCTTCTTCTATGACATCATCGATGTCTAGATTAAATGTAGTTGTTCCAGATGTAGCCATAAGCCATAACCTTACTTTTTCTTCTTCATAGCTTTGCCACTTTTAGCATTGCTAACTTTTCCAGTAAGCTTATAAGGATAATGTGCTGCACCCATTGGTTGTTTGTTTGTCATATTAAAATACTCCTTTAAAAACTTTTTTCTTTACTTGAATTGCTTTTTGACCTCTAACAGATCCACCTTCCATCATTCCTACATAACCACCCATTTTTTCAGCTGGCATATCTTCTGTAGCTAATTCTACTCCTACTCCAGTAGCAATTGCTTTTTTTCCAGCATCTTTTATTTTAGGTGTTGGTTTAACTGTGATCATTTCAACATCTGATGGTTTTGATAAAAGAGATTTAGATTCTTTTTTCATCATTTTTTCAACAGCAGGTGATTTAGATAAAGCATCACTAATCGTATCAATACCACCTAATTCAGATCTTCTTTTAAAAAAGCTTGATGATGAATTACCTTTGATTATTTTTTTAAGTAAGTCTATTTTACCCATAATAAATTAAATTAGTTATAGTTAATAAATTATTGTACCACTATCAAGAAGTTCAGTCTACTTCTTGTTTCTTTTGCTTTTTCTAATGGCTTTTGAAGGTTTTGCACCTCTTAATTTGCCATATATTTGCTGTGGTATTGCTGATCTTCCTATAGCCATATTATTTTATTGGGTAGTATATAATTGCATTGTTTACTTTACTAGCCCTTAGATATTGTTTTCTATTTCCCTCATCATTAAAACTGCAATGAACCCATCCAGAGTTAGGGTCATTAGGGTTCCAAAATTCAAGTATACATTGATCGTAATTAAGATTTTGAACAATCCAATCACTTACTTCTTTGTTGTGTATTCCAAATATTTCAAAGTCTGCTGCTTGTCCCTTAGTATGTTGGCTCTTGGCACTCGAACCAATGGCTTCACAAAGTGATGGTGATCTAAAACCAGAACTTATAACAACTGGTTTATTAAAATAATCTCTTACTGGTTGTATTACATTATTACACAATAATTGAAGATTAAATATTTGATCTTCATTGGGTGTATTATCTATGCCCAATCTTATTGCTTCTTGTGATTTAACAAATTCTTCTAATGTAAAACTTTTACTCAATAGTGGCATTTATTTTCCTCTTAATTTATTTATAACTTCTATAACGTGTTTTTCATATTCTTTGTTTGTAGAAAAACTATCTAATGCTTTTGCCATTCTTATAGGATCTCTATTAAATGACATATCTCTAACTTTTCTAAATTCTGTATACACTTGTTTTGTATTTAAAATTTCTATGTAATACTTAACAGAATCACACTTACTTTTAAATACCCTTACTCGCCATTCTATATGATCTGGTTGTTTATAAGGAAGCATTCCCTCTTTTGACCACACTCTTATACCGAACAAATTATTTCCTTCAATAGCAAAACGTGAAGTTCCGTAGTTAGATTCAACTATAGCTTGAGCAACTATTAATTCGGTATTTATATGATTTCTTGTGGGAATGTCAAAATTTAGATAAGCGATACACTTTTTAAGGGAGGTGATGAATTCTTGGTTATTATGGTATTCAAACCTCGGGGGACCAAAGCCTAGGCTCTTGGCCCAGGCGATAATGGCGTTCTCAGTTTTCTTCTTGGCAACTGGATTCGGGAAGAATGTACCTAATACAAACGCTAGAAGAGCTACTATCAAATACTTTATTATTATAGTCTTTATTGTCATGGCATTTACAATTATTTAATAAGCAGCATCCAACTGCAAGGTTGTTAATACAATTATTTTTTGATTGTGGGTTCAACAAGTTTGTCTAATGTCTTGTCTAAAATATCTAGTCTTCTTTCAAGAACGTCTATTCTTGCTCTATTTTGACTTGCTCTACTATTAATTTCTTGAACTGAATCTAATAGATCTTGTCTAAGTTTTTCTCTAGCTAATGCTGCGTCTAAGTTTGTTACTTGTTTATTATCTGCTGATACAACTATTTGAACTTTTGCTTGAAGTGTATTTACATTAGATTGTAATGTTGAAAGTGCGTTCATTAAATAAACCACACAAGTAAATAGAATAAATATTATTGCAAATATAATTTTTTGTCCTATTTCGCCCATAATTATTTTTTATCCTTATCTATTATATCATAAAAAAAATTGTCTGTGTCATCTGTAATTAATCCTTTATTTTCAACGTTCCAAATTGTAGTTTGCACTTTATAGTCTGGTACAGATGATGAAGTAGTAAAGCTAGGGATACTCCACAAAATACGATTGTTAGGCATAATTGCATAATTACCATTATTAAGAGCCAACACATGCCCACACTTATGTTGATCAGGAATTTCAGAATGTTCTGTATCCAAAATATTGCTTTCTGGATGTGCCCAATCAACTGTGAATAAATATTCACCATGATAAAGTTTATTTTTAGTTTTACTAAAATATTTACAGCGCTGACCTTTTAAAAAATCAAAAACAGTAATACTAGGATAATAACTAAATGAATTCCATAGCTGAAGATCGTTGAGATCTTGATGTTCCATTTCTCGTTTATACAAAGTACTGCCGCTTCCTCTTTGAATAAAAGCAGAGATAGGAAGTCTCCAATAGACTGCACCGTTCGTAAGTAAACAATGAAACAAGAGTGCACGGCCGCTAATACTCCCCAAACCAAATACCACACAGTCTTCAGTTTCTCCTTGATGTTCTCGTAAGTCATATAAATATTCTTTCCTTATTTTACAATATATAGGTGGAATGTTAGCATTTAAATAGGACATTGCAAGCTTAACATTTCCATCTTCTTCTTGCTTGTCTTAGTCTAGAATTAGGGTCTTTTGCTGCATTTGGAAACATTTTCATTTGTCCAGCGGATCTAGCACAATATGATTTTCTTCTAGCTGCTCTTTTTGGTCCTGGTTTATCTTCTGTTACTGCTGTTGTTAATTTAGAGCCTGGATTCATTTTTCTATAAGCTTTAACTCCAGCTTGTGTCATTCCAGCTCCAGATTCTGTAGATCTAAAATTCTTTTTATTTCTTGCTGGCATACCACCTTTTGCAAGTTCTTCTTTATCTTCTTTATCTTTTAATTCTGTATTAGATTTTGTTGTTTTTTTAATTTCTTTTATTACAGCTTGACCCGAAGGGTTATATTGTCTGTATAAATTTTCTACTTCTGTAAAACCTGGTTTATCCATATATGCAGATACATATATTGAGGATCCACCGATAGCAAATTTTTTAACAGCTTTACCTGTTCCTCTTTTTTGAGAACCAAAGCCAGCCATTTAATTACTACTCAGGTTGTGGTTGATACATTGGGCCTGGACCCGAATATTTGTCTGTAAGTAATGTTACTGCTGCAATGCTAGTAAATGTTGAAACGTAAATTCCTTGTGGAAATATAATTCCATCTTCTGGAAAATTTAAATTAATAATATCTCCTGATGGAACATCTGCTACAAATAAAGTTGTACCAGTAGCACTTGCTGTTTTTAATTCAACAGTTCCAGTTCCACCACCTGATGATGAAACTATAATTCCTCTTAATCTTATTGATGGAGCGATTACTACATTTGATGTAGCCGCTGTAATTCTTGTTGCTTGAATATCTGATTTAAAACCCATAATGCTTCTATTGTACCTAAAAAATACTGGGGCGTAAAGACGCCCCAGTATAATAATTAGTTCTTAAGCTCCTGCAGAACCGAAGATTCCTCTAGGGTCAGACCAGCCGTAGCTGTATCTTTCTCTAGCTTTGAATCTAACGTTTCCAGTGTCAAAATCACCTTCAATAGCCGTTTTAATTGGCGATCTTACAAAGTGTTTTAACCCATTTGGTGCATCAGTCATAATGAAAAACGCATCAGTGTCTGTTAAGAAGTGGTTAACTCTGTAACCCTCTGGGATCATTCCCATATTTAACATAGCGTTGATGTCATTCTTAGCATAACCAGCACTTGATAATGTAGTTGATAAAGGAGTTCTTAAAATTCTCTCAGCAGTAAATTGTAATTCTTTAGGAATTACCAATTTTCTACCTTGTAGAGCAACTTTTAGACCTCTTTCGTCTACAAATGCAGCAATATCAATTAGAGA